AGAAAAGAAAACTATATCCGAAAACAATATAATTCTTTTGAATTAGCAAATCCACTACACAAATATGCGTCCTACAACGCTGTATTCACTCTGTCAGGACTGACGGAGAACGAGCTTCGTGAAGGAAAATATTTGATTGAACCAGTGCATGATGTGATCGCCAGGACCGGAGGCATCGGACCGGACGGTATCCGTAGTTCATTAAGGAGAAAAGATATAGAAAGATTCGCAACAGGCGGCGACAGTATACGTAACATCTTGCAAGTTGATGAGTTGACGGCACAGCAGGCTCAATACGCAGACAGCATATCGGTTCTCGAAAGGAATCACGACGTCTTCATAGAAAATGTCAATATATTGAGTACAATCGCACCCAACACAGACAGGAATCTTGCCAACTTCACCAAGATGGAGTTTGAGATACACGAACCATACGGCATAACTTTAATAGAAAAGATACGTGCCGCAACTTTCAATTCAGGCTTCCTTGATTACCAAGACGCACCATTGTTGCTTACACTAGAGTTCAAAGGTTTTGATGACAACGGCAAGGCACTAATGACAGGAATGTCTGAGACAAGAAAGATTCCGATCCTGATAGCCAAGGTTGATTTTGATGTGAATGAGGGTGGTGCACGATACACAGTAGTGGCAGTGCCCTACGCAGATGTTGGATTCGATGACAGATTCAAGGTACTACGAACCAGAGCAGATCTGACAGCAGGTGAGTTCTCACAATGGAAGAAACAATTCGAAAAGGCTTTAAGTGATCAAATGGACCAGGAGATTGAGGAGAAGGTAAGGCAGTACCCAGACATCTACAGATTAGAAGTGGACGACGAACTGATCACTAAAAATTTGTATGCTTATTCATATACCTTTCAGTCTACCTACGGCGAAGGTACGGTTGCAGACACCACCGGCTCGGAGCAGATAGGCACAGATCCAGCAGATGTTAATGCCGGTGCCCTCAATGGAGAGCAGACGCAGACAGTTGACTCCGGAACCACCGTAAACAAAGCGTTGGAGGACTGGCTTAGGAACCACCCCGGCTTCTTTGACATAGCACAGGACTTCTGGAGAGCCTATCTCACGATGGCGGGCTATAAACTTCCCAACGACGAGCAGGAGAGGACCGTATTCATAAGGAATCTTTTGACAACCAAGGACAAAGAAAGTGAATTAATGAATCTTTTTATGAAGTATCAATATGTACCCTGGTTTAAGATCAAGAGCACTGTGTTTACTGACACGTCAAGACTTGATAGTGTAACCAAGATGCACCCCAAAGAGATAGTCTACAAGGCCATACCATACAAGGTTCACGTGTTGAAATTGCTTGCCGCGGGCCTGAGCATCGGAAAAGTGCGTTGGGACAAGTTGGTGAGGAAAAATTATGATTACATCTATACGGGAGACAATGTGGACGTACAGGGGTTGCGTATCAATTACAAGAGTGCCTACTACATGAGAAATGTTCGTGGCGATGACAAAGATATAAATGAGAAAGGGTTGAAAAAGGTGGTGAAAACCCTGTCCAACCTTGCTTTTGGTCAGGAGGACTATCCAGAGCCTCTTTTACCGCTAAGGTCTTATCCTTCTAACATCAAGGGCAGGTCAACACTAGAGAACTTCAGGGCAGGCGGAGTGAAAGCCCAAGAGTTCTATGATTACCTAACCAATCCAGAAGCGGATATGATGAGGATAGAATTGGACATACTGGGAGACCCACACTATATTTCTACGGATGTTCTAGCCTGCCTGAAGAGATTAAATGACAAAAAGACTGAACAAGTGATCAAGATTGATTCTGACTTCGACGATGAGCAGTTTGGCAGTTTCAACTCTGACCAATACATGACCTTGATAAATCTCCGGTACAGGTTGCCAGCGGACATCAACGAAAGACAGGGCACCATGTTCTCTGGGGTAGATAAGGTCCAAGACGAGAATCTATTCTTCAACGGGGTTTACCAAGTGGTGAAAGTGGATTCTAAGTTCAATCAAGGACAGTTCACACAGACACTGACCTGTGTGAGGATGAACAACCAACAGGGCGAAGGAGTGGCACCAAATGTGATTTCATCTTCGGCACTGAAAAGTAAGTACATTGTAGAAGAAAGTATAGAAGACAAGAAGAAAAGACTTAAAAAACTAGAGAATTTAAACAACAACAAAGAGTTGGTAAAAGATTTAGTGTCAGGGAAGTTTTTTGATTAACAGGATCATAATATGAGTTACAGAGACGGACGAGGATTCACAGACACACAGGACAACCAGAAGGACTTCAATGAGAAGTACATAGACAACAACAGTGGTCCGTTCCTGGCCACAGTCAAGTACGTTAACGATCCGCAGAGAATGGGAAGGCTGGGAGTAAACATACCGGCATTGACGCACACGACAAATCCAACAGCGAATCAGATAACTTGGTGTCAGTACCTATCACCGTTCTATGGAGTAAAATCATTAGGAGGCGTAAACTCGGCGGACCCATATGGATACAAATCAAGCCAGACCAGTTACGGAATGTGGGCGATTCCACCCGACATAGACACAACTGTGTTAGTAATTTTTGCCAAGGGCGATGGCGGGAGACCCACTGCATTCTGGATGGGGTGTGTGCAGGAACCACTGACCAATCAGCAGGTGCCAGGACACGGTTCAACTGAACAAACGTCCATGCCGGCCGGTTTAGGAGACTTCACACAAACTAAAGTACAAACATACGGCACCGATCTGTTGCCGGCGGGAGAAAAAAATCGTAGGACATCACAAGGTGTGCCTGGACAACTTGAATTACAAAAATTTCCAATAAATGAAAGATTGGCAGAACAACTTACAGGCCAAGGACTGATCCAAGATACCACAAGGGGAACAACCACTAGTTCTGCACGTAGGGAATCACCTAGTGCAGTGTTCGGGATGAGCACCCCTGGAAGATTAGATCCCAATTCGTCGGAACCTCGTATCGGTTTGGACGGCGCAAAAGTCAAAGTTGACAGGGAATCAGGACACAGTTTTGTAATGGATGACGGTGCCGAGGATGGCACTAACCAACAGATTAGATTGCGTACAGCATCGGGACACCAGTTGCTCATGAACGATTCGGAAGGTGTGGTGTATATCGCCAACGGATCAGGCAAGGCATTCATTGAGATGGACACAGACGGAACAATCAGTGTGTACTCCGATTCTGGCATCAACTTAAGAGCAGGACAAGACTTCAACCTACACTCTGATAAAAATATTAATTTTCATGCCAAGGGCAATATAAACTTCTCCGCTGAGACAGACGTGGCTCTTTCTGCCGAAAGGTATGCGTTCACAATGGGACAGAAAGGTATATTGAATGCGTCGCAGGGAGGCAGTGTAAGGAACTTTGCCCAAGAAGGAATTACTTCATTCACACCGGGATCACAACTACACGGCGCTACTGGCGTATTCCATGTGCAAGGTAGCCAGGTGCATTTGAACGCACCGTTGGGCAGACCAGGTTCAGGTGGAGGCGGAATAACCCAATGGGGGCCAACATGGTTGACGCCGGATGCTGTAGGAATAAAAATCACTGAGGGAGAAATAGATATCGATGATGACAGACCATTCAGACCATATCGAGATGAAAAGGACGACAGAGTCGTGGGTGTTGACCAAAACGGCAACGACATTATCATAAAAGGTGCAGTGCCAAACAAGATTGACAATAAGACGACGGTATCGGAGTTTGTAACACACGAGCCTTATGATAGACAAAGTAGCACCGCAAGGATCAAGAAGTACATTAACGAGATAATTGCTGTTCTTAAAAAAGAAAATCCCCAACTAACATCACAGGAAATTAAGGATATCAAGACACAAATGCTTAAACAAAAAAGCGTTAAGCAAGTGGCGGATAAATTAGGTAAACTAGTAAAAGAAAATAAAGAGAAAATACAGGTTCCCCTGGCACAATTAAATGATTTAGTGGCCAAGGCTCAGCAAATAGACTCACTGTTGAAGACCAACGTCAAATCAGCGGCTGTCAATTTTGTGGTGGGACAGGCAACACAGATGGCGACAACTTGGGTAAGGAGTTACTTTACAGGAGGGTTCGGCGGAGGATTTGGATTCAGCGACATGCGACTCAAAGAAGACATCAGGTTTGTTGGCAAGTCTCCAGCAGGCGTAAATGTATATTCGTTTAAATACAAGCAGTTGCCTGGCAGGTACATGGGAGTAATGGCACAAGAAGTGCCATGGGCAAGGCACATGACAGACACCGGGTACTACGCTGTTGATTACAGCAAGGTGGATGTGAAATTTAGGAGATTGCACTAATGGCATACGGAGATGGCGGATCAGGAAATGGGTTATCAAATAAATCAGTAACCTTCAAGGGTTTCAGTTCGCGTGCGGATAAAAGGAACTTTAAACTGTATGACTTTGAGGTAGCAAAGCAGGATCTCATTAATAGGTTGTCGGTACGTAAAGGCGAGAGGGTAGAGAATCCAGAATTTGGCACTATTATATACGATGCAATATTTGAACCATTCACAGAGGATTTGAAAGACGCAATAGTTGAAGATGTAACTGCTAATTTGAATGCTGATCCACGTATTTCTACTAATGAAATACTTGTCTCCGAAGCGGATAAGGGCATAGCCATACAGGCGACTATTACCTATGTACCGTTGAATATAACCGAGAAACTTAGATTCAATTTCGACGAAAACTCTCTAATGCGTCTATCTTAATATACGCACATTTCCTAACACATAAATACCATTGTAATTACAATGGCCACAACAGATAGACAGAACAGATTACTTGTAGCGGAAGATTGGAGAAAGATCTACCAGGCTTTCCAGCAGGCTGATTTTAAAAGTTACGACTTCGAAACATTAAGAAGGACCATGGTAGCGTATCTACGTGAGAACTACCCAGATGATTTCAATGATTTTGTAGAAAGTTCCGAGTACGTTGCATTGATAGATCTTATTGCATACATCTCGCAGGCACTTTCGTTCAGGGTCGACTTGAATGCAAGAGAGAACTTCCTAGAAACAGCAGAAAGAAGAAACAGTGTATTGAGGTTGGCAAGATTAATCAACTATAATGCAAAGAGAAATAAACCTGCAACAGGACTTTTAAAGATAGATTCGATATCAACGACACAAGACGTGCTTGACAGCACAGGAACTAATTTAGCAAATTCAACCATCGTCTGGAATGATTCTGCAAATTCAAATTACAGGGAGCAGTTTATAGCGATTTTGAATGCGGCTAACCAGACAGGACAATTATTTGGAAAACCTAGAGAGTCGGCGTCGATAGGAGGAATAGGTACAGAGGTTTACACTTTAAGTTCAAATCAATTGGATATTCCAGTCTTTAAATTTCAAACAGCAGTGGGAGGCACAAATAGATCATTTGAGATAGTGCCGAGCACAGTAACAGATTCAGATTCTATATACGAATCATCACCAGTGCCAGGAACAGGACTGACGTACACTTACAGGTCGGACGGATCTGGAGACAGTTCAAACAACACAGGATTCTTCTTCTTATTCAAACAAGGCACACTACAAGTTCAGGACTTCACTGTTGAAACCTCAGTGACCAACTTTGTTAAGCCATTAGATGCAATAGACATAAACGACAGTGATGTTTGGCTCTACAAGTTGGATCAGTTTGGACAGTTATCACAGGAATGGACCAAAGTGCCTTCACTTTCTGGCAACAACGCAATTTACAACTCTTTATCAAAAGCAGAAAGAAACACTTACAATATTGTAACAAAAAATAACGACGGAGTCGATCTTGTGTTTGGAGACGGAAATTTCTCAAACATACCACTGGGCAGTTTTAGAACCTATTACAGGGTCAGCGACAACGCCAAGTATGCTATCCAGCCAGCAGACATGCAGGCCGTTCAATTGACGGTGCCATACGCAGATGCCAATGGTGCTCAGCAATCATTAAGCATCAGTCTAAGTTTGAAAGCAAGTGTGTACAACTCTGCGGCAACAGAAAGCAACGATTCAATTAAAGAAAAAGCAGGACAGGTTTATTACTCGCAGAACAGAATGATTACAGCAGAGGACTATCAAGTGGTGCCTCTGTCAGCATCACAAGAGATAGTCAAAGTGAGATCAGTGAACAGATCGGCATCTGGTATATCAAGGGCCAAAGAAATCCTTGACCCAACTGGAGCATATTCCAACGTCAGTGTGTTCGCTGATGATGGTATCTTATACAGGGAAGAATCTTTACAGCAGTTTACATTCACGTTCAACAACAGGAGTGACATACAGTCGACCATAGACACTTCAGTTGAGGCAAAGTTGAAAGAGGCCTACGCAAGACAGTTTTACTATCTCAAGTATGGCACCAAAGACACCAGCACATTGTCAGCGACGTGGAACTCTACGACAACATCTACAAATACAAACACAGGTTATTTTACATCAGGTGGTGCGTTGTTAATAGGTGATTTTGCAACTTCTAACATGAAATTTGCAAAACCCGGTGCATTAGTTAAATTCACATCTCCAGACACACGGAAATTTCTCAACGGCAAATTGGTCACGTCAACAACAGACAACTCCGAAGACAGAGTATGGGCCAAAATCGGCGAAGTTGTGCTTGACGGCGCAAACGGTGGCGTAGGAAATTTAGAGTCGGGGGTTGGTCCAGTTACTCTTAACAATATAGTGCCTAATGGCGCAGTAATAAATTCAATCATACCAAACTTTACAACATCATTATCCGCAACGCTGGAGGCAGATTTAATAGACAGAATCGAAGCATATGAAGAGTTCGGATTAAGATATGATGTAGACTCTGAAACTTGGAAAGTAATAACATCTACAAATTTAAGCACCAGTTCGGTCTTTGATCTAGCCAGTGCGGGATCTGCCACAGGCACAAATGCGGATGCAAGTTGGTGGTTCAAGTTTACAAATGATGGAAACACCTACACTGTGCAGTACCGTAAGTTGGACTATGTGTTTGAATCGGAGTCACAGAACAAATTTCATTATGATGTCCAAGAGAAAATATATGACTACACCACAGGTAGAAGTGTGAAAGACACAGTAAAAATTCTGAAAACAAACAGCATTGTGTCAACAAGTAACAGCATCGGTTATCCATTAACATGGCAGGTTGTTGATGTAGTGACCGAAGCAGACGGTTTCAGGGATAATAGAAAAGTCAAAGTTGGATTTCATGATAAAGATGACGACGGAGTAGTAGACAACCCAGAATTGTTCGACATATATGTTGAACCTACCTTATCTGAATCAACTAAATTTGTATTCTTCGAAAAATATATTTCTTATGACAACATAGAAAGATTTCGACCCTACGCGGCAACAAATTTCGTAGTCACTGAAAATGAAACAGACATCAATCTCAACACTACGACCTACACTGATGAACAGTTATTTTATTTTTATGCGGCAGATGAAGATGTTATTAAAAAATACAGTTCAACTACAAACACTCTAACAACGACCACAGATTACCAAGCAAGGCGAGGCAGGAGTTCTATCAGTTTCCAATACAAACACCATGCGGGACAGGACACTAGGATAGATCCAAGTGTGTCTAATATTGTAGATGTTTATTTGTTGGAGAGAACATACGACAACCTTTTCAGAATATGGTTACAAGATGGTGGAACCAAACCTTCAGTGTCAACAGCAGACCAATTAAGGATAAACTACGCAGGTATTTTGAATCCATTAAAATCACTTTCAGATCAAATAATATATCATCCTGTAAAATACAAAATACTTTTTGGCTCTAATGCAGAAGAACAATTACAGGCAACATTCAAAGTTGTAAAAAATTTAAAAACTAACATATCAGATGCAGTGATCAAGACCAGAGTCATTGCCGCAATAAATGAATTCTTTGCTTTAGACAACTGGGATTTTGGAGATACTTTTTACTTTACAGAACTTGCCGCTTATATACATACGCGAATGGCGCCGGATCTACTGACGGTAGTGATAGTTCCTAATCAATTAGGACAGGGGTTTGGGTCTCTGTTCCAACTTGACTCAGCGGCAGACGAAATTTTCATCAGTGGGGCCACCGTTGATGATGTGTCGATCATAACAGCATTAGGAGCCAACCAGATAGCGGCATCCGGGACTGTTGTCACATCAACATCTTCAGCCACTTCAAGCACTACAACGGGATCAACAACATCAGGATCAGCAGTGTCAGGCTCTACTACAACAGGTTCCAGTTCATCGACTGGCAGTAGTGGATCAGGATACTAATGGCAGATACACCAATTAACGCACTAACCAATAACGAAGTTGTAAAGCAAGGTAACAACGAGTATAGACGTACAGTCCAGCACCTACCGGCTTTCTACAGAACAGATTCCAATCAGCGTTTTCTATCAAGCACGATGGATCCGTTGGTTCAGAAAGGCACACTAGAAAGGCTAGATGGTTTTATAGGTAGACAGGATGCCTACACAAGGCAGGTGACTGACAGGTACATAGGTGCTACCAGCAGTGACAGATTCGCATATCAACTAGAACCAGCAGTGACTTATACTGACAGAGACACAACATCTGTAAATCCAGAAGATCAAGTAAAATTTACTGGCACATATGACGATTATATTAACCAAATTAAACACCTAGGTGGTAAGGTTAACAATCATGATAGGCTAAACAAGGAAACAGTATACAGTTGGAATCCTGCCATAGACTACGACAAGTTAATTAATTACAGAGAATACTATTGGATTCCGGAAGGTCCTGGATCTATTGAGTTGGATTCAGTCGGACCAAATGCTGTTGCAGAATATAGAGTAGAAAATTTGGCACAGGGTGCATACAATTTCTCAAACAGAGAAAACGAAAACAATCCTATACTGACATTGTACAGAGGGAACACGTACAAGTTTAACGTCAATGCCAAAGGTCATCCTTTTTACATAATGACTGAGCCATATAAAGACAAAGTGGCGGCGGATGGTTCAACGTCAACAATTTTCAACACTGGTGTAACTAACAACGGCACAGATTACGGTACAGTAACATTTACGGTGCCCACTTCAGGCACCCCGGACACTTTGTATTATCAGTGTGGCAATCATAGCGCCATGTATGGCATACTACAGATAAAAGATATCATTAATACGACAGCAATCAATGTCGAGGATGACATTGTTGGTGCAAAAAATTACAGCCTTAGGACGCTAGATTTGTCAAATGGAATGAAAATTAAATTTCCTAACTCATTGGTTGCAAGTGCGTATCAAAACAAAGAATACTATGTAGAAGGCGTAGGAGAATCTATAACATTGACAGATGTTGAAGAACTTATCACTCCTGCCAGTTACGCTACCGAATCAACGATTCTTTATGACACTGTGTCCTATGATTCGAGACCATATGCAAAGGCATATTATACACCGGATAAACAAGATTACATAACAATTAAGAGAGACTCAATTGACAGGAATGCTTGGTCTAGATACAACAGATGGTTTCATAGGTCTGTAATCGAGGAGACCGCAAGGGTCGGTGGATTCACGCCAACACTGGTAGAAACAGACAGAGCAAAAAGGCCAATTATTGAATTTGATTCAGGCCTGGCTCTATACAATCACGGAACTGTTGCGAAAAAATCTGTTACACTTTATGACACAGTAACCACAGATGCATTTAGTGATGTAGTCAAACAGACAGGTTATATCATTGATGGGATAGCGTTAGCAGACGGAATGAGGGTGGTCTTTTCCGCAGACACCGACATACTAGTAAAAAACAAAATATACGATGTAAACTTTGTATCAGCAGGAGACTCTACCAAAGTAATTAATCTTACTGAGGCGACGGACGCAACACCGGCCAACGATGATTCTATATTCATTGAGTTTGGAACTACTAACCAAGGCAAAACTTTCCGTTATGACAGTACAACAGAGTCTTTTATAGAGTCACAGGAAAAAACAAAAGTAAATCAACAGCCATTATTTGATGTTTTCGATAACGATCATGTTTCTTTCGATAACTCCACATCCTATCCAAATTCAAGTTTTGCAGGGGCAAAAGTGTTTGAATTTGCAACATCAGATACTGCCACTACAGATACCGTTTTAGGCATTAAAGTAAAATACAAGACTATTAACAACGTAGGCGATATTGTCTTTGACTCGGACCACACGTCAGGTACATTTACGTATAAGAGTGGGTCACAGACGCTGACTAAGAATTTGGCAGAGGGCCATCTTCATTATACCACAGGCAAGTCAACACACAATTCACGAAGCCCATGGGTAAAAAGGACGAATGAGAGCAAACAGCGTGTTATAAGAACTTTCATAGTTGACACAACAGAGAAGCAGTTGTTTCCTATTGATTTTTACAAAAATTCAGCAGACCTTACGGACTTAGAAATATCAGTAGCGGTCAACGGGTCTAGGAAAACAATTTCAACTGACTACACGTTGGTAAATGGCACAAAGAACAAATATATTAAATTTAACAATGAACTCGAAGTAGACGATCAACTTAGGATAGCAGGTTACAGCAGTGCTGATAAAGTAAAAAGCAAAGGGATA